GTCGACGAGCCGTGTAGGTATAAACACCGATTCCCCTGCTTATAGTCTTGATGTTCAAGGTACATCAAATGTAGGCGTTTTTACATCGACTGATGGGACGATTACCAATGTAACGGCTTCCACTTCAAAGACGACTGGCGCCTTAAAGGTTGTTGGTGGTTTGGGGGTAGTCGGAGACATTCACGCCACACACGCCAATCTCGAAGATGTTGAGGCTGATAGTGTCAATATTACTGATACAACGGCTTCTAGTTCAAAGACAACTGGCGCCCTAAAGGTTGCGGGTGGTCTAGGTGTAGCTGGTGATATTTATGGCGCGAATGTGGATGCTGATAGTGTCAATATTACTGATACAACGGCTTCTAGTTCAAAGACAACTGGCGCCCTAAAGGTTGCGGGTGGTCTAGGTGTAGCTGGAGACATTCATGCCACGCACGCCAATCTAGAAGATGTGGAAGCTGACAGCGTCAATATTACTGATACAACGGCTTCTAGTTCAAAGACAACCGGCGCCTTAAAGGTTGCGGGTGGTCTAGGTGTAGCTGGTGATATTTATGGCGCGAATGTGGATGCTGATAGTGTCAATATTACCGATACAACTGCCTCTAGTTCAAAGACAACTGGTGCCTTAAAGGTTGCCGGTGGCTTGGGTGTAGCTGGAGACATTCATGCTACACACGCCAATCTGGAAGATGTGGAAGCTGATAGTGTCAATATTACTGATACAACGGCTTCTAGTTCAAAGACAACCGGCGCCTTAAAGGTTGCGGGTGGTGTCGGTGTTTCGGGTGCTCTCTTTGGTGCCAATGCCAACCTTGAAGATGTGGAGGCTGATAGTGTTAATGTGACTGATACAACTGTGGCGACTAACAAAACATCTGGTGCTCTCCAGGTTGCAGGTGGTGTGGGTGTTCAAGGAGACCTCTACGCCGCAGCGGCTACTTTTGACGACTTAACTGTAGATGGCACTACACTCACTGTAGATACGGGGAATAACCGTGTTGGTATCGGTATGAATAACCCAGGATATGCCTTGGATGTTACGGGTGATTTCAATGTTTCGGGTAATATTCGTATAGGTGGAGTTCCATTTTCCAGTAGTCAATGGACAACAACTGGTAGTGATATTTATTACACAACTGGCAACGTCGGCATTGGGATCGCGAGTCCTGGGTACAAACTCCATGTGAATGGAAGTTCAATGTTTACGAGCACAATGAACCTCATCACCAGTTCTGGCTATGCCGCTTTTGAAATGGGTGGACCAAGTGGTGCTTACATCGACCTAAAAAAACCAGCCAGTGATGATTACGATCTAAGACTCATCACCTCCGGTACGGGTGGAGCCATACAAGTCGGTGGCGTAGGAGATGTGATGAACTTTGATGGATCGGGCAACGTAGGTATAGCCACAGCAACTCCAAACACGAAATTACATGTTCACGGTGGTACAATTATAAACTCTGATGGGGTCGCCAAGAAAACTTATTCATACTCAGGGGATTTGACTTCTGGTCAGACAGTTGCCAATTCAACAATCAAAATTACATTCTCGGCCCACGTTTTCTACGCAAAGATTGTGGCACATCTCGTGGAATCTGACAACGAAGTCAGTACATTCTCACTTGAGTGTGGTGGTGGTAATTGGTCCGGTGGAACACCCCTCGCAATAGCCAAAGGTCCACAGGCGATATTTGGTAGCGCAAGTACAAACCCATGGAGCTCAACTGTGACGACATCGGCAACAACGGTGAGCTTTAAGCCAACGACAAATATGGCCGTGGCTGGACACTACAATGTTTTCATCGAATACATTTCGCAAAGTAGCTCGGGGGTTGTATCAAAAATCACAGAAGGTACAACGGATGTTGTTACATTTGGATACTAAAAATACCTAATTTATATTTCGTGGATGCTTCCCATTTCTTATAAATTATATCATACCAGGGCGTTTCCGCGCTTCACATGCCTCAGAAAAAATTATAGTGTTACTGTAATAGATGGCGACGACCAACATACAAAGTTTTGCTGGTGACGTTGAAGTTTCTGGTGAGTTGACTGTGACGGGTCAGTTGAATTCCACAACTGGCTCCGATAAGGTTAAACTTACGGCGACAAGTGCCAGTGAGACGGATTATATTCCATTATCAAAGGGTACAACTGGCGCCCAACCACTTTATACGGATTCAAACCTGACGTACAATCCAGCCAACAACGTAATTGGTGCTAACCTCAGTGGTAACGTGACAGGTAACGTGACAGGTAACGTGACAGGTAACGTCTCGGGTAATGCGGCATTTGCAGACTCTGCGACCTTTGCCACCAATGCGACCCATGCGAACGCTGCGAATAAAGTTGCATTTACTAGTCGGGACAGTAATGACGTCACAGACTACATTGCTTTCGTGAATGATCACGACAATGGAGACAAGGCACTCTTCACAGATTCAAACCTGACGTACAATCCAGCAAACAACCACATAAACGCAAATGTACCATATGCGAACAACGCGGGAACCCTTGGTGGCGCCGGTAAATCTACAGATGCAAATGCGAACTCAATTTGTCAGAGGGATGGTAGCGGTCATATTAATATGGTATATGGGTTTTCTTCATATCTCAATATGAGTCATGGTACGGCGGCACGCAACGGGGATACTACATTTTATTCTTCAACTGACGACTATATACGAAAAAATAACGCGTCTGGTATGAGAGCCTCTCTCAACGTCCCCACGAGAACGGGGGGTAATGCATCGGGGACATGGAGCATCAATGTTAATGGGAGCGCTGCCAACGCGGGTTATGCGAACTCCGCGGGTTCCGCCACCAATGCGACCTTTGCCACCAATGCGACCCACGCGAACGCTGCGAACGCAGTTAAATTTACTGATCGGGACAGTACTAACAACACAGACTACATCGCATTTGTCGATAGTCACTCGCAGGGTGATAAGGCACTCTTCACAGACTCTAGTCTGACATATAATTCGTCTTCGAACTACCTAAACGCAAATGTACCATATGCGAACGCCGCGGGTTCCGCTACCAACGCGACCTATGCGGGCAATGCGGGCAATGCGGGTTATGCGAACCAAGCGGGTTATGTCTCCGGTGGTGTATGTAAGTATTATCTTAAATATGTAACCACACAACGCTTGTATCCCGCCACCACAAATCACCACGTATACGATATGGATTTTAATTATGCAGCGGAGCGTTCTAATTCTACTCTAGTTATACAGTATTCTTTATTTTATGAAGCCTCTAATAATAGAACTTTTTTAACTACAGTGAATGGTGGCTACTATCCATACCAGATGAATAACATTAGACAAGGTGTCGCCGTTAATAATTATGATGTAGATACTGATAGTACACCACACTCATTTATGTTTACGGTTCATTACGCCCCCGGCACCACAGCTAACAGAATATATAGACTTTATAACAGATCGTCCACAAACAGTACTCAAGGTTTTGCGATTAATAGAGCATGGAACACAGGTCCCCAAAATTCCGAATATGGTATATCGTACGTACTTGTGCAAGAGTTTGCGGCTTAATTTTTCTCCGACAATATAAATGGACCCCACACAAGCAGTCGATTATACCCCACCCGAAGGAATAGATTTCATCCCAGCACTTGTGAAATATTACCCACATGGACTTTATGATGTGAAAGACAGAGGTTATGATAATATAACATGGACACATCCAACCGAAACAAAACCTTCAGAAGAAGAACTATTAAAGTTGGTGGAACAACTTGAAAACGAGGGACCAATGAACGTATTACGGTACGAGAGAGATAAACTCATGAAAAAATACGACTGGATCGGTGCTAAGTCCACAACGACGGGTGAACCGGTTCCTGATGACTGGAAAGTCTACTTACAAGCTCTTCGCGACCTTCCGCAAACTGCCACTCCCACACTCGACGAATTTGGAAGTCTCATGAACGTCGTATGGCCAACTCCTCCACAATAACCATTTTATACACAAGTGAACTTAAAAAAAGCTCTCACTATAATATAAAATGTCTGGTGGT